CGGGTGCACAGAACGTGTACCAGGGTCCCGCCGATCCGCAGAAGGCCAAGGAATGGGTTGACACCATGAAGGCCACGTTCGGCGGAGCACAGCCCCAGGCTACACCTGAACAGCCCACCACGCCCACGCTTCCCCCGTCGATGCAGTCTCAGTTCGAAAGGCTGAGCGCAGCGGGTGCGGAGGGGACGCCCGTGGGCAACGTAGAGGCTGCTCAGGCAGCCATCAACGACGCTACCGATCTCCAGGGTCTTATCCGTTCGTTCCAGAACATGAACGGAGTCTGACCCTGAATCCCATGAAGGAGTGACTTATGGCTAACGCCTTTACCGGCACAGCCGCACTGGCGAACCTCGTACAGACCGCGTATGACCGCGCTCTCGAATTCGCTCTCCGTGCCCAGCCTCTGTTCCGGCAGATGGCTGACAAGCGACCGGTCCAGCAGGCCATGCCTGGCTCGTCCGTCGTGTTCTCCCTGTACCAGGACCTGGCGCAGGCTATCACCCCGCTGAACGAGCTGGTCGACCCGGACGCTGTCGCGGCCGGTAACCCGACCACGGTCTCCGTAACTCTGAACGAGTACGGTAACGCGATCCTCGTCAGCAACAAGCTGGACCTGTTCTCGTTTACCGACGTGACCGCTGGTCTCGTCAACCAGGTGGCGTGGAACCTGGTCGACTCCATCGACCTTCTGGTCCAGAACGTGCTGGCTGCGGGTACGCAGACCCTGCGGCGCGACGGCACCTCCGGTGCACTCGGCTACGGCTTCGGCTCCACCCCGACCAACCCGGTTGCCCTGACGTCCATCGGTACCTCTGGCTCCGCTGGCAACTCGATCATCACCTCGGACATGGCCCGGTTCGCTCCGACTCAGCTTCGGACGAACAAGGTTCACCCGAACAAGGACAGCTATTACCTCGCCCACATCCACCCTCAGGTCTCCTACGACCTGCGGCGTGAAACCGGTGCGGCTGCGTGGCGTGATCCTCACAACTACTCGGCGGCCGGTAACATCTGGGCTGGCGAGATCGGTGAGTACGAGGGCGCTTGCTACATCGAGACTCCTCGTACGCAGAACGTGCAGTCCGGTGCCGGTGCTGGCGCCAGCCAGGTGCGCGTGTACAACACGTACTACACCGGCCAGCAGGCTCTTGCCGAGGCTGTTGCCGAGGAGTTCCACACGGTTCGCGGTCCGGTCGTCGACAAGCTGACCCGCTTCCAGCCGCTCGGCTGGTACGGTGTCGCCGGTTGGTCTCTGTACCGTCCGGAGTCGCTGATCGTGGCTCAGACGTCCTCGTCTGCTCGCCCGACTGCCTGACCTAGTTGAGGGGGAGCGCCCGGCGGCGCTCCTCAAACAAGCCTCCGAATAGTAATTGGCTGCCCTCTTCCATCTAACCAAGGAGAGCACTGTGAGCGCCATTCGTGAAGGGTCCATTGTCGACCTGACCATCAAGGAGGCAACTGGGGTCGGGTCAAGCGACGTCACGTATACTTCTGTAACCATCGCTGCGGACCCCGCCAAGAATGTAGTCGCCTGGGTGGACTCGGCGAGCAACACCTTCGTTGCACCTTGGGTCAACGTTCGCAAGCTCAAGGTAACTACCTTCTAAGGAGGACATGTGTCCGGTTTCGACAATACGTCGTACACGGTTCGCACTGTGACTGGTACGACTGACACCCTGCTTGCCAGTGACAGCGTCGTTGTCTACACCAACTCTGGCACCAAGACTGTCACGCTTCCCCCGGTAGCCACGACCCAGCCGGGCCGCGTCTACTTCATCATCTCTCAGAACACCGGCGTCCTCACCCTGGACGGCAACGCTTCTGAGACTATCAACGGCAACGCCACTCAGGCGCTGGTTGCTGGTACCACCACTGGCGTTACCGGCCGTGCGGGCATCGTGTCCGACGGCACCCAGTGGTTCACGCTGTACTCTCAGTGATATAAGAGGGGGCCTCGATGGCTGATTGGATCTTCACCACGCCAACGGTGGCAGAGGCCCCCTTTGCGTGGAACCCGCTCATGGAGCGGTTCCGGATGAATCGCGGGGTGAGCGTCGTAGAAGTTTCACCGTGCGTCTACCAGCAGGTGCGCTACGACGCTTACACCAACGAGATCGGGGCGGTGAACCTACCGCCCAACCCGAACGCCGATGACACAGCGTTCTGGCCAGCCCCCAGGGAGGGGCTGCACTACTTCCGTGGAGGGTACGAGCACATCGTGACTACCGACGTCAAGGACTGCATTATCTCTTCTGGTGCCGCAGACGACAGCAACTTCCAGCTCGTGCCAGGCGAAGGCTTTGGCGAGGGCGGGTTCGGAGAAGGAGGATACGGACTGTGACTTACACTCCCATCTCCAGGGGTACGGCCGACTGGGACGTACCGCTGAACGCGGAACTCACCAAGCTGGACGGTAGCATCTCGGCGCTGTCCTTGAACGTCAAGGACCCGCAGTTCGGGGCCAGAGGCGACGGCGTCACCAACGATGCTCCTGCTATCCAGGCCGCGATCAACGCGGCCGTCTCCACCGGCGGCCCGGTCTTCATCCCTGCTGGCACGTACCTTATCGGAACGAGCCTCTCTATCCCCGCCATCGAGGGCCTGATCATCCAGGGTACCGGCTGGGCGTCCAGCCTCAAGCTGGCCAACGGGGTCAACGGCTACGTGATGCAGTTCACCGGGAACGACACGCGAGTGGTCATCCGGGATCTTGAGATCGACGGCAACCACCTTCAGCAGACCGCCACCTCTGGTGGTATCGACGCCCATGGTGCTGTAGCCTGCCGGTTCGACAACATCCACTTCACTTTCTGCCGTGATGAGTCCCTGTTCCTCGGCGGTCAGAACAGCAGCGCGTTCGGCCACAACAACCGAGTCGTCGGCTGCCTGTTCGACCAGACCACCGGCTCTGCTGGAGCCGGTCGCGGTATCCGCATGAATTCCAGCGATGAGAACCAGATCGAGTTCTGCGACTTCGAGTTCCTCGGCGGAGCCGGTGCGAACGCCGCTGCGATCTTCGACGAGGCTGGTACTCAGTTCATCGTCAGCTGCAACTTCGTGAACGGTGGCAACAACGCCAAGGGCGTCTGGGTTCAGAACGCCAAGTCCACCAAGATCGAGGCGAGCAACTTCGACGGGCTGTCTGGTGACAACATCTTCATCGCGGGGCAGAAGTGTGTGGTCACCGGCAACACCCTGTTCTCTCCGGGTATCGCTGGTACCGCCGGGCAGGCGTCCGCCATCTACCTGGAGTTCGCCTCTTCCGACAACATCGTCATGAGCAACACCATCACCAGCGCTCCGACCAACGGCGTGTCCCGTGATGCTATCCGCGAAGCCTCCGATGGTGGTGGCGGTAACAACACCATCGCGTACAACCGGATCATCACCTCCGGTACGTGGTCGTTCGGCCCGCTCGACCTGAGCGGTACCGGCTCCCGGGTTGTGTCCAACGAGGGTGGCGGTACGCAGGGCGACAACACGACCGTGTTCAGGGACACCCTGGTGGTCAACGTCAAGGACCACGGAGCCAAGGGTGACGGCACCACCGACGACACCGCCGCGATCAACACGGCGATAGCAGGCATGACCACCGGCGGCATCCTCTACTTCCCGGTCGGCAACTACCTGCTCAACGGCTCCAGTTCGATCAACCTGGCTCAGTCCATCATCCTCAAGGGGGCCGGGCCTGGCCCGACCGCCATCAGGATCGGCGCTGGATTCACGGCCGCTCAGGCCATCTCGGTCAGCACGAACGACTGCACCATCCAGGACATCCAGATCCGAGGCAACGTCACCACCACCACGTCGAACCCTGTCGCTGATGGCGTGAACGCCACCGGCGTTCAGACGTTCAAGATGTTCAACACCGAACTTCAGTGGATCAACGGCTACGCGGTGAAGGCTTTCGGTACGGCAGGGCAGACCCTGCATGGTGGCCAGCTGGACAACATCAAGATCCAGTCCTGCGCTGGCGGCATCTACGTCAAGTCTGACAACACCAACACCGCAGCGAACTTCCAGATGTCGAACATCTTCACCCGCTTCCTCGGCGTGACGACCGGTGGCTCCGCCAACCTGGACGGTATCCGGATCGAGGACTCGTGGGACGTTCTCTGTGAGAACGTCTTCGTATGGATGAACGCCACCACCGGTGGTACTGGTGTGGCTTTCCGGGTGATCGGCAACTGTGCTGCCACGTTCATCCTCAACCTCGACGCTCTCGGTCCTCAGACCGGAGCGGCCAACGTCTCCATCGAGGCCAACGCCAACGGCTCACCACAGAACGTGCAGATCACTGGTGGCGTTATCCAGCAGGGCAACGTCGGCCTGAACGTCGGTGGCGCCGCCACCCAGGTGCGTGTTGCCTCGGTCCGGTTCATCAACAACCAGACGCACGGCGCGGTGATCTCCACCACCGGGCCTGCCATCTACCTGGACAGCGTGTTCTTCTCGGGCAACGGTAACGGCGCAGCCGGTACCAACTACGACCTGAACTGGTCGGGTACCACGACCGGGTTCGTGACCAACTGCCGGTTCGCCAGCCCGATCGTTACGGTCGGCACCGCTGGCGTACAGCAGTCCATCAACATCGCCGCGACCCAGAACGTCAGGTTCTTCAACGCTGACTTCCAGGGCACTGGCGCAGCTCAGGCCAACTGGTTCACCAACCTGCCTGCCGCAGCACACACCATAGCTGGCGGTAACTGGGGCTTCCTCACCAACACCGACTTCAACTATTCGACCGGCCCCGGCCGTGTCAGCATCATGCCGTTCGCCGCAGGCAACAACTGCCTCTCGCTGAACGTGCAGGGAGCTGACGCCAACGACAGGTTCCGGCTGACCGGTGACGGTAAGATCGCTATCGGTCCTGGCACGGCTGCTCGTGACACCTCATGGGGCCGTCAGGGGACGGCCCAGATAGGTACCGCTGACTCTGACATCGTGATCGGGCTGGCGGGCAAGGGCCTCATCATCAAGGGTGGAACGAACGCCAAGGCGGGGACGGTGACGGCGAACGGCACGACAGCGGTAACCGTCAACACCACAGCGGTAACCGCCAACAGTACGATCGTGATCAGCTACGCGAGCGGCACTACCAACACGACGGCCCCGTACGTGTCCGCCTTGACGGCGGGCACTTCCTTCCAGATCAAGTCAGCGGCCTCGGATGTATGCGTGTACAACTGGGCCATCATCGAGAGGAACTAAGCATGGCTGCTAAGCCCAACAAGAACGCACCGCTCGGTCAGGGTGGTCGCTTCGCTGCTGTCGCCAAGGCGGCTGGCGGGGGAAAGAAGGGAGCGGCCATCGCTGCTGCCGCTGGCCGCAAGAAGTACGGCGCCAAGAAGATGGCCAGCATGGCGGCCAAGGGCCGCAAGGGAGGCAAGTGATGTCTGACCTGTACAAGAACCCTGAGACCGAGCCGCAGGCTCGGGAGCTGGTGAAGCGTGGCGACGACCATGAGGACTGGGGTGGCACCCGGATGAATCCGGTCGGCCCTGCCGGTACCACGATCCACATCAACCAGAACGAGAAGGGCATCCTTGAGGATGGCCTTCATGAGGCCATGAGCATGCACCAGGTGGCCGAGCTTGGCTCGACTCACGACAGCTACGCCCAGGGGATCTACGGTGACACCGGCTCCCAGTACTCCGACTAACACGGATCAGGCCGAGAGGGTCCTCGACTCTCCCAAGCCTCAGGCCAACACGTACCAGGCTTCGGCGTCCGCTTCGGCGGACGCTATCAAAACCAAGACCGCGATGACCGGACACAACAGCTTCCGTCCTGATGTGTACCGCATAACCGAAGGACTAGTGAGCTGATGGCTGTAGCGAATAAGGTAGCAGCCCCTTCAGGGCTGCTGAAGAAGGGTTCCCTTGTGAACCTGGAGAAGGGTGGGCGGACGCTCACCAACCTTGAGGTTCTCGACTGGGACGAGGCGTTCGTGAAGTTCCGCTGGGACGTGCACACGTCACCGCAGTCCGAGATCGTCCTTGTCCCCTGGCAGAAGATCGAAGCGATCGGACTGGTAGGTGAACGGTGATGCCGGATGAGCCGAAGTGCCCTGAGTGCGGATGTGATGCAACCACATGCATGTGCGGAAGGAAATGAATGAGTCGCGCTGTCCGATCTGCAAGAAAGACTTCGAGAACTGTCGCTGCAAGTAAGTGCAGCTCCTCTTGCCTCACCAAGGATCACAAGTCCTGGGGTGAGTGTGTCAGGTCCAAAGGCCTCCAGCTTTCCCCCGCCGTGAACGACGCGTACTCGACGCGTCAGAAGACGTGGGACCGTGAGCTGGACGGCTACCAGTCCGCTGTCCGGCAGGGCCTAGAGCCTGCTGGCACCAAGCAGCATCACGTGGATGCCGCGTTCAAGGAGGCTGAGGCTCTGTGAGCGTCACCGATGGAAACCTTACAACCGATGGTGCGGCCCAGACTGTACGCCTGGTTGGCACCGTCACCACCAGCCCGACCGGCACCCAGACTGTAGCTGGTACGGTCACGGCCAACCAGGGTACGGCCGCTGCTGTGGCCCAGGCGTGGCCGATCAAGAACACCGATGGCACCAACACCGCTAATATCGCAGTCCCTGGCCCCAACCTCGGAGCCGGACTGGTGGTATCTACCGGCGTGCTGATCTCGTCCGCCACTCTGACGGCAGCTACTGCTGCCGGTGCTGGAACAGTGGCCGACTTCGGGTCGGCCAAGGCGAACATCAGCATGGTTGTCAGCACCACGGCTGGCATCTCCGCTGGAGCCATCGCCCTTGAGGTGAGCCAGGACAACACCACATGGTTCCGGACTGCGACACCCGCCACTCTGGGTGCCAGCGCTGTTACCAACATCGCCATCGCCGGTAACGCCTTCCGATACGCCCGAGCCAACATCACTACCACAGTCACCGGCGGCACCGTTTCTGCAACCCTGATGGCTTCCTGATGAGTGGCAGCAAGAACGGTGTAGAGACCGTAACCGTCTTAGGCCCGACCGGAAACCAGGTCGCCGTCAGTTCTGATGGTCGGCTGCTTACGGCAGCCGCTCCAGAGAACTACAACTTCTACTTCCACGCCGCGTTCGATATGCCTGGCGTGGTCGCTGCCAACAACTTCCTGTCGATCTTCAACCCGGTCGGGTCCGGCAAGGTGATCTCGTTCTTCTCTGTCGCCCCCGACTCGTACGCCACCGGCGCCTCGTCCACAGCTGTATCGCTGGTGGTGGACAGAACCACGGCAGCCTCGGGTGGCACCCAGGTGACGGCAGCGAACATCAACAAGCTGATCACCACTCAGACGAACAGCATCGCAGAAGTCCGGAC